ACAGACATTTAATACATCCTCTTTGTTTTCTGCCCTAACTACATGAGTATCATATTCGTCATAATCATAATCATCTCTTGTTATTATAAAAAATTTCATATAATAATCTCCCTTCGTATTTTTATCAAACTGTGTATCAATTCGCGACGACCACAAGTATCTTCCTCTTCTTAATTCCATGTGTAAGTCTATTAATTCTCTTAATTCCTCTATTGTTTCACCTCCGATGATAAGGTCGTCCTCTGTTCCGTCCGATAATTCATAGTAAACATTGAAATACATTATTTTCTCCTTTCGAAACACACAAGTTCAACCCGTATGTTTTATTCCCATATACATTCCGCTGCGTTCTTATCTTCTCTAAATCGTGAGAATTTCGGGTGTCTTAACTTGCCGCTTTTTAATATCTCATTACACTTGATTTCAACAACCTTCCCGACGTACGATTCCGGGGCTGCGGTTATCTCGTCAATTAATACCCCGGTGAATCCATCAAAGGACGCCCTCTCTGTGAGAACTCCGTCTTTATACTGTCCGAACAATAGCTTCGCAACCTTGTCTTGATTATACTTACCCTTTCCGTATGCGTACCCCATTATGATTCCGTCGGTAGTTATTACCTTCTTCAATTTTAGGGTGCCGCTTGACCTCTTAGACCCCGGACATAACTTGTAGGGTGATAGTAGTTCCTTTCTCATTAATCCTTCGTTCTGACCCTCAACGACTAACGTATTGAATAACTGTTTTATATCGAACTCGTCAACCTCGAAAGGAATCGGTGTGTCCATGTATATTCCACAATATTGCTTCATCATTAAGACCGCTTTATGTAGTAGTCTTCTCCTTTCGATGAACGGAAGCCCTGTCACATCGTCGCCCCTATAATATAAAATATCATATGCGATATACCCAAGTTTTTCTGTATCGTCTTGGATTGCGATTGCCCTTTCCGGGGTGCCGCTGCCCATGATACTTCTTAGATGGTCGAAACCTACGTTTGACATTAGTTCACCGTCAAGAACTGTACCGTATAACTCCGGAATGTCGAAGTCCGTAATATGCGGCACTAGAAGTCCTTTCTCTCTTAGGTGTCCTGTCACGTCGGATACACGTCTTCCGGTCATTGCTATGAAGTTCGGTTCTATATGAAGCAATTCCCTTTCACCGTCGAATTTTATCTCATATGTGAACTTCGGGTCTTGCCATTCCTCGAATGTAGCGTCTGCGTATTTGAAACTGTTTGCCTTCATTGGGTGCAATTCTTTTATTTGTTGACCTTCTCTTATTTCCATTATGATTCCCCCTTATATTTTAACCGAATCCACTAGGTTCTTCGCTGCTGCGGCAAGTAACGATTCCACGGCTGCTTCGAATCTCGTTTCGAATAGTACCGCCCTTGCGATTCCTTCCGAAAAGTACGGACACAAGAAGTCAACGTTTGAATCGTCGAATCCCATGAATGATACGTTATAATGGCCCTCGGGTGTTCTCTGTATATTGATTTCCTTATTAATATCCTCAATCATCAAACAACATACAAAGGATACGGTGGAGAACATGGGAAGCTTGACCGGAAGGTCTTCCTTCGTCCTCCATGTAGAATCCCCGGATTTCTTACCGTCAATAGGGTTCCTTATTAATCCAACTATTCCCGTATTTCTTAGGTGATACACTTCTCGGGCGATGGCTTCGTCAAGGGGTATCCCCAACTCAATCGCCATAACCTCCGCCTTAATCTTTGTAATATCTACGCCTTCGGACACTATAGCACCCCCTTTTCACTTGGTAGAAACTCGCCCAACTTAGCAAGTATCTTGTTATTGTCTGCGACGTCTGTTTGTGCGCCCTCAATGGATTTTCTTAGTAATTTGATGGAATCCTCGTCCTCTTCGATTGCTGCCTTAATAGTATCGTTAGCTTTCAGAATTGACGTTCTCGATTTAATGAATGTGTCCAATGCTGAACCCACGTTTTTTCTAGCCGCTGCAACTCTTGATTCTGTAGTTTGTGGCACGATTTTAATTCCCATAATAATAATTCCCCCTAAGTTTTTATTGTTTAACCGGTGTTACAATATATAAATATCGTCGTTGTGCTGCGGTTGTTTCGGTAGGCATAAAATAAACGCCGGATTTCTCCGACGTCCTCACGTATTAACTCACGCGCGTATAATTCTTAATCCTAGTGTCTACTTTCTCGAAGTAATGGTCTTCCTTTTCTATGCCTATATACCTTCTATTATTTTCTATGCACGCGATTACATCGTTCCCGCTACCTAAAAAGGGTATCAATACAACGTCGTTTTCTACGCTTGACTTTAAGATTATCCTTTCCGCCAACTCTGTAGGCTTTTGCGTAGGGTGTAAATATTTTGACGTGTTTCCTTTGGATACTTCCCACACATCGCTTTCACGTTTGCCATTTAAAATATGTCGACCCTTGACCGCATATATTATAAATTCATGGTTGAACATATAGGCACCCTTTAAGTCACCTAATCCGCCGCCCCTTTTGTACCATATAATTGTATTTTTAATCTTATGTTTTTCTTGCAGCTTATCGAACCATACATTGTAAACGTCCCAACGCGTATAACAATAAATAGCGCCGCCGGGTTTTAATACTCTGTAGGCTTCGTCTATCCAATCAAGTAAGAATGTGTTGTCGTTCTCTAGCTTGTCGAACTTCTCCTTTTTATAATTACTCTGATAGTCGATTCCATATGGCGGGTCGGCTATTATTAAATTGACCGAATCGTCGTCCATTCCTTTCATAATATCCAAGCAATCGCCGTGATAAATATTATCGTATTCAATGCTTTTAATACCTTCCATGTTTTACCCCCCCTAAATTTTATTATGACCGTGCTGCTGCGTACAATGAATAAATGTCGGGGGATTTCCTCTGTTGTTTCGGTAACTCCGGAATACAACGCAAAAGACGCCGGATTTCTCCGACGCCTACTCTCCTGTTATCTTATTGGACAAACGCCACTCGCGCAATCCGTACTTCCTATAAGTTCCGCGTCCTTAATATCGACGTTTCCCTGTGCAATATCTTGCGGTTTTCCCATAATGAACTTCGAAAGTTCCGTATATTCTAACTCTGATATTGGTTCGTTTGGTGCCTGTTGGTATCCGTGTCCGCTATATGGTAGCATTGACGTGGACTTGATAGAACCCTTATACTCTCTAAGCAATGGGGCGATTTTGTGTTTCTCGTCTGCGTTAAATGTTATCGTACAACTAACTGAATTATCTGCCCAATATGTCTGAATGAACGATTGTGTCGCGATTTGTTCCTCAATGGATACGTCACACGCTGCCTTGAAGTTAGGCTTGTCCACGTTAGGCGCCTTTGTGTAGAAGTCCACGACAACTGTATTCGCTGAATATACGTCCGGTTCAATATTGTAATTTCCTTTTCTTAGAACCGCAACAAGTGGGTCGTTCGCTTGGAATCTGATTCTTTTTATCTGCCAATCTGCGTAATTCCAATGGATACCCGCACTTACACCCGGTAAGAGGGCCACGGTTCCGCTTGGTTTAACTGTTGTTTTCTTCTTGGATAGTTTGCACCCATATTCGTTGGAAACCTCTACGTCGGCTTCTGCTACTAATTGATACCATGCGTTAAATGCTGCTGCTATTTCCATGTTATATATTGGTTTATTGTTTGAATCCCAACCCTTTACAATAGGGGCGTCGAATGTAGTAAGAACCCAATCTTGTATACCGGATATTGATACCCCGATTCTGCGATTCTTTTCAATAACATTCCTTGTAACTTCCCAATCATAATTTGAAAAAGTAACTCTTTTAGTGTAACGAACCGCAAGCCTAAGAATCTTATTCATGCTGCCGCCAAGTGCCACTATTTTAGAAGGGAATATTTCAATTAGATTGCAGTTTTCGCCATTCTCAAGGGTAACTTCGCCACATGGATTCCAACCTTCAACGTCAACGTCCGCTTCCGGATTGAATCCGTCGATTATTCTTCCGAAGTATCTCGCAAGATATAGATTACCGATTCCCGGTTCCCCATTTTTAGATACCGCTTCGGCAATAGGGTCGTAGTCGTCAAAGTGTTGGTCTATCAATACTGTGTTATTTGAAGCCCATCTATGCGACATTAGTTTGTCAAGGTCTTGTTTCATTAGGCGGAAGTCTGTATCGTCTGCGTCACCTAATGATATTTCCGCGCTACGTCTTACGTTTCCGGCGATTACTGTTTTACCTATATAATTCATTAAGTCCGTAACATCAACCGAAGTCAATTGTTCGCCCTGTCTTTCATTAATGAGATTGTTCGCATATATAAGAAGTTCAACCAATGCTTTCGCGCCGCTTGCGATTCCTCCGAATCCTTTTATTCGTTCGCCCTCGGGCCTTATGTCTGATACGTCAATAGTAATGTTTGTCGTGTCAACCGCGTTAAAATGTGCGTCGATAACTAGTGCCATTGATTCGACCCAACCCTCTCGACTATCGGGGATAACGAATACTAGGTCGCCTTCTTTGGCTTCCGTACCGCTAAGTTTATCCGCGAATTTATTATAATCGGCGTTTGATTCCTTACATATAATTGATAGGTTGACTCCAAGACCAACTTCCGGGATTCTATTAATGTGTTCCCTCGCAACGCTGAACCCAACGCCGCCGCCTTTCATGCTTTGGTCGAATAGGAATGAAAAAGCCATTGATACAAGTTCGTCGTTTCCCTCTGAATAGAATGGTATAATTCCACTTTTGCCGTACTTCTGCGGGTATGTAGATATAAACCAACAATTATTAAGTGCGTCACCATGCTTTGCTGCGAAGTCTGTTCCACTAATCCAAAGACCTCGGCCGGGTGGTAGTGCTTGCAGCGAATAAAATACCTCGAATAATTCTTGGGCTTCTTTCGTCAATTCTGCGACCAATTTTACACTTTTCTTTGATACGCATTTTACTTTTTTAAGTCTAGGGTCAATATTGATATTACCCTCGACAACTCTTTTTATTGTTTCGTGAAACTCTTCATTTCTTCCCGCGTACTCTATCCACCTTGCGTATGTTCTCTTATATGTTACCCAACCAAGAACACCCCACGCCGGTGCAACCTTTGTCGCCGCTGCTATAAATTCGTCACTTAATTTAATTTTGTATTTCATTCTCTCCCTCCTAATTTTACGGGTTCCCGTTTCTTTACCCTGTATAATGTCGCTGCCGTTTGACGATTGTTGTGGCCCTTTACCCATAAGGGGCAAAAAGAACCGCCCGAATAATACGGACGATTACTTGAATGTTAATATTCAATTCTATTTAATGTATCTATCGGATACCCAACCGCCATGGTTGCCGTAATAAATGTTATACCAACCATGTACATGACCCCCTAATCTGACGCTTTCGTTGTGTTTTAATAATCCTAGTATCCTTGAATCGGTAGTCGGTTTATCTCTGACGTGAAGTGCTGACGCCGTCACAACTCCATAATTCTTTTTAGGTGCAACCGTCACCTTCTTAGGTAGTCCGAACGCCTTGGCGATTCCCTTAGCGTATGCGTTCGCAAGTCCTTCGATATAGCGTGCGTTGTGCTGCAACTTATTGTCCGCCCCATTACTTATAAATAGGTTTTCGAATAATATAGCCGACGCTTTTGTTTCTCTCAATACTGCGAAGTTTGCCGTCTTTCTACCTCTTTCACGTATACCATATGGCTTGTTGTAAGTGTGTATTTTAGCATGGATTATATCCCTTGCCTTCTGTGTAGCGGCCCCGGCGTATGGGTGAATGTAACTTTCGAACCCATTTGCTGACGCCTTACCAAATGAATTTTCATGGAAGGAGATAAACCCATCGGCGCCCAACTTGTTCGCTTTGGCTGCCCTCGCGGATAATCCGACGTATCTGTTTGTTTTTCTTGTATAGTCGATTTTAACATCATATCCCGCGGTAAGTTTTGCGCCTACCTTTAGGGTGAATGATAGTACATCGGACGCTTCGTTGAATCCGTAACCACTCGCGCCCGGGTCTGAACCTCCGTGGCCCGAATCGAATTCCAATAATTTCGTCATATTGTTAACCCCCTATTCTGATATATTTCATTTTGATTATGTGTGTAAGTGCTACACCAACCGCGTCGGAAGCGTCGTCACTAGTGAACTTGTATTCCTCGGGTAGTTTCAAAAACTGCTTAACTCCGAGTGCTACCTCTTCCTTTGTGGATTTGCCGCTTCCTCCGACCTCTTTCTTTATGGTAGTGACCGCGTATTCATCAACTGTAAAATCTGCGAATAATTCTTCGGCTACTCCATGAACCTTAAATAACGCTTGTGTTTCCCTCGGAAACCGTGAGAAACCTTTCTCCTTTACTACGTCGGTGATACGTTGGTATTTAATAACCTTCTGAATTGAATCCCTAATCACTCGAAGCCTTTCACCGTGCGATTGTTTCACATTTGTTTTAATCTCGCCACAATCTAATAACTTAATTACACCACCGGATACTTTTACAAGCGCCCACCCACTCGATTTCAAGGAGGGGTCAAGGGCAAGGATTAATTTATCCTCGACGCCCTCGATTGCTTTCTTAGGTCTTCCGACCGGTTTCTTTAGCGCTGCGGCTTTCTCTGCTTTTGCTGCGTCCTTGATTGCCTGTGCTACCTTACTTAGTGTCATGTAAGCCGTCCCCCTTGTCACATGATGATTTATACGGACAAAATATACATTTGTTTGGGTTTGGAATTGGAATATCTGCGTTCGGGTCTGCCTTAAATTCTTGTACATACGCCGCAACATTTACGAATTTATCAATCAACTTTTGTCTTTGTTCGTCGGTGACCTTCACATAAAATGCTTTTATATCTGACTTTGCAGCTTCGCCCTTGTTCCAACCGTCCTTCGCGATACTCTCATATGCCAATATAAATTCGTCTAATCCGAATAATAATGAGTATGCAACGCATTGTTCCACATGGCCGTCCTGTGGCGCCCTCATTTTGTAGTCGCCAACTGCTGCAATCGTAGTCGATTTGGTTTTGAATTCGAATCCTATCTTTGAACCGTCCGGCGTATACTCAAGGACACCGTCCATCATTCCGAACATTTGGAACCCTAAATCTGTGAAGTGTTTAACATCTTTTAAATTGTGTTCCCAAGCCGGACGTCCCGCAACCGAAGACGGTGCCTTCATTCTTACGACTTTGAACTCCGGATTCTCAACGTATTTTTCGGCGAATAATAAATCCCTTTGTACTGCTGCGTGAATTGCTGAACCATTTCTCATCCACCTTCTCTGAAACGGAAGGAATACTTGTTCGTCTTTTGGCTTACGTAACGCTTTATAGAATAATTCTCTTTCGCATTTTGACGCTGAACTTGGCGAAAAGGTAACAAGGCCCCTTTTAAAATTAATATATTTCGGATTCTTTATGTTGATGATTTCGTCCTCTAATATAGCCAAGTCAATCTCTTTATCCCTTGGTTCATCAAGTGTGCTATACGCATTTAAATGATTAATGAACGCCCAACGTATCGCTTCGCCCCTCTTAAATTCGCTTCCCATTCCTAAATCGTCTTTTATCTCCTGTCCTTTGCCTGTTACTAATCCCATGTTAATGACCCCCTATATATTTTATCTGAATGTTTCTATCTGAACGTTTTTATCAAACAATTATTTCTTATCTCTGCTGAACCATTCTTTTTTATTCAATTCGTTTTCGCCCCATCGGTAAGTGAACATTGCGTCGACCTTAACCGGTATGTCTAAGGTGCAAGCGCCTGTCATTGCTTCCTCTAAGAAGTCCACTTCCTCAACGGTGATATTTTCATCGACGTATAACAACGCTTCATCGTGTACGGTCGCCAACATCGCGTATCCCAACGTTGTGGCTGCTGCGTCTAATCTAATAAGTGCTAACTTCATAACGTCGGCGGCTGACCCTTGAATGATTGCATTAACCGCCATTCGTCGAACTCTCTCGACCTTTCCTTTGACGTCTTGAAACGCCCTTTTGAGTTTGTACGGTAGTTCCTTTTTGAACGCCCATATATTCGACGGTAGCTTTTCAACTCCTAGTCGTTCGCATATCTCCTTCGCAAGTTTGTCGTACTGAATAGCCTGTTGACCGTGTCCCGGGAATCTGCGTTTCCTTCCGTACATTGTAGTGACAAACTCGTCGCGCTTGACTTGTTCCCATACCGATTTAATCCATAACCCTACTTGTGGGTAGCTGATATAAAAATCCTCGATGAACTGTTCGGCTTCCTCGACGCTGATTCTTAATTGTTTTGCCAACGTCCTCATGGTAGTTCCGTACATTACCGCTAATAGTCCGACCTTCATCATCTTTCTTAATTTGGTACCGTCGCCACATTCTTCAATCGGCTTTTTAAATACCTTTGCCGCAAGTGTGGCGTATAAATCTATTCCCTTGTTGTACGGTTCTCTGAAATGTTCATCGCCGGATATATGCGCCAATACGCGGGGTTCAATCTGTGAATAATCCGCCCCGAATATTATTTGTCCGGGTGGTGCGATGAATAACCGCCTTGCTAGTGTGGGAATGTTTTGTAAGTTCGGATTGTTTGACGCGAACCTTCCGGTTACTGTGCCGTTTTGTTTGAATCCTCCGTGAAGTCTGCCGTCCTCTTTTATGTTGTTGGGTAGTTTGTCCACGTATGTTCCAACCAACTTCGTCAATTCTCGGTATCTTAGCAACGTTTTAATCCCATCATGTTCGACTTCATCGTTTAACCTTTTCAATGTGTCGGCGTCGGTGCTTTGCTTTTTGCTAATGTCCGGAAGCTGCCAATCCTCATAGAATATTTTCTTTAGCTGCGTCGGACTATTAAAATTAATATCTTTCGGGAAATAGTTCCACAACTCGGCTTCGGCTTCTGCAAGTTCCGCTTTCAATATGTCGCCATATTCCTTCGCGAATTTCGTGTCCACAATGAATCCGGTTTGTTCCATGTTGATACATACCTCGACAAGCGGGTTCTCTACGGTTTTATATAATGTGTGTACCTCTTTCAACTTGTCTTTGCTTAAGTGGGATAGCTGCCATTGGTAGAATCTCCACGTCAAGTCGGTGTCCTTCGCTGCATACGCAAGGGCTATGTCTAACGGTATGGTATTAAATTTACAATTCTTCCCGAATAACTCGGCGAACGTGTCGGACGGTTCCTTCAAGAACTTAGTCGCAAGGTCTTTCAATCTATACGAAAGTAAGTCCTCGGATAATAACCACATAATAATCATTGCGTCGGCTGCTAATCCATTTAGTCGTACACCCTCGTTAATCAATACATGGGTGTCGAACTTGGCGTTAAATAGAACCTTACCTATTGCCGGATTCTCGAAACATGGTCGTAATTTATTCATAACCACATCGTTCGGAATCTGCTTTCCCTCGTCGTGTCTTGTTGGTATGTAATAATGTAGGTCTGCAACCGGTAGGGTAACGGATAACCCGACAAGGTGGTCTATTCCGAATAGGTCAAGCCCTGTGGTTTCTGTGTCTACCGATATAATTGGTTCTTTTTCCATAAGTTCGACCATAGTGTCAAGCGCTGCTTCGTCTTGAATCAATGTATAATTTTTCGGTGTATTTGCAACCATATCAATTAATGTTTGTTCTCTTCTTTCGATGGAAAAACGCTTCCACATTCTAAGGGCTTCGGTCTTTGAGAACTTGGCTTGTGGTAGTGTGTCGCCGCTGCGCCATGATTCTCTGACGTCCCGAATTTTTACCATATCGGGGTTACTATTCTTCATTAATAGAACCCGTTCCCAATCCGCTTCGGTTACGTTTAAGGACGTTTCTTTTATTTCCTTGGCCTGTTTTGCCCTCGTGGTTTTTTTCTCTGCTGCTGCTGCGGGTGCTTCCCCTAAATTAATCTTTAAATTTTCGATTGATGTTTGAACTTTACTCATATGTTTGCGACCTCCTAAATTCTTATACTAGTTAATGTCGCAAAAAAAGACGGGTTGTTTCGCCCGTCATATAAACTATTCGTTATTTGATTTTATAAGTTTTACTGTTATCTTAATCATAATTACCATTGCGAACGATTGCCCATATGTTACGACCGGTAGGCTGCTATTAAACACGGGGGCCACAATATTAAATCCCCATGTTAATAGTACCGTAGGGATACCGAATACCACCGCCACGCTGATTCCTACCATTACGACCGATACTACGATTACCGCCATAAGTGACAACGCCGTGAATATAATCCCGCGCCCCTCTGTTATATCTGCAAAGCTTTCGTTCAACTCGCCCCATGATGTATGAACTGATTTAATTTGTCGCATATAAATTCCCCCTTATTGTTTGAATATTAACTTTCAAGTTTAACTAAGTATGGCCGAAGCGTATTAAACGCCCCGGCCATTGCTTAACTAATTAATTAAATTTAACTATATATAATTAGGTCTTAACTACCACTTAACTATTGCTTAACTAAAATGCAACTTCCGGGTCAACTGCGCCCCCTACTGCTGCGGCTTCATTGTTTGGGTCTGCAACCTTCACGTTGTCGCTTGGCGCCTTTCCTTCCTCTCCGAATACCTCGATAACCGGGAACCCACAATCTTTTAATTCCTTAACTTGTTGTTCTCTAGTTCTCGATTGTAAAACTGCTTCAAAGAATGAAACCTCTGCAACTGATTCGTCGAATTTATCGAATGATTCTTGTTCTGCTGCCTTCATTTTAAGGACGGGACTTAATGAATAAGCCGTATCTGTACCGCTGCCCACTCTCTTAAATGTGAACATGATTTCTTTTACATTATCCGCATATTCGTCGATGGAATCAATGATTGACTTTGCTTGATTCTTAGTTGCGTCGAATACTCTAGTTTCTCCGGTTTCAATATCTGCGAACGCGAACACATATCTTTTCTTAGCATAGAGGTGATTCCATTCCGGCTTACCATATGCGTCGGGTTCTCCGCCCTCATGCTTTGACGCTTCACATAATGCACATTCTCCACCTACACCTTTTGTACACGGTTGTGTGTATATACCTTTGTTGAATGAACCATGTGCCATATACTCAACATAGTCTTCTGCGCTTAATATTCTGACTTTGATTCCCTCTTTGTCTTTTAGTTTAATAAATACCTTTTTAAAATCAATGTCGCTGCCACCCTTGTTCGCACTCTCTTTCGCCTGTTGTCCTTTCGCACTAATTATGCCCATAAATTCGTCCTCCTTATTTTAAACCTTCAATTTTTATATATGAACGGTATATCCGTTATCAATAAGTTATTAGGCGACACCCATATTCTACAACGGACACCGTACTTTAATTAAAATATGTTTGCTACGTTTGTCTTTTGTTGAATAAACACCTTGAACGCGGCCCTTGCACGGAATACAACCGAACGAACCTTCCCATTGTATACTGCTTCACCTAATACCTCGGCGATGTCGTCGTTTCCGGCGCCTGTGCTTAATGCTTTAATAACTAGGTAGAATCTTTCGTTGTACTCTTTGAACTCTTCTATTATGGAAACTACACCGTCCAACGAATCCTTGCGGCAATGCTTATCCTCCGGGCTTTCGTCTGCGAACTTGGCAAGTATTATATCGCCTAATGTGTCGCCCTCTTCGTTAATAGTTTCATTGAGATAAACGCTTTGGCCCTTTTCATATGTAGGCTTTTTCTCCTTAATTGTTCGGTAGCTTCTCCAAACGTCGGCTTCTCTCATACTCATGTAGGTTCTTAACCTCTGCATAAAATGGCTTGAACCATCGTACTCTTTAGCTGATTGCCATATCGAAAAGTTATACGCACTCTCAAAGTCTTCTTTCGGAATAAATACGTTGTGTGATTCGGCGTTCTGTGAAGCCCTTATCGACTTTGCTACTACGAATCCTCTTAGTTCTTCGAATAAATCCACGATTGATTGTGCATCGCCTTTTGCATAGTTTATTGCTAATTTGTCAAGAACCTCATTATTATTTTTAAACATTTAAAATTCCACCTTCGCATATTATTTAAGAAGTTTCCCTCATACTAAATAAATATCGAAAGGTTTTCGGTGTTGTTGCGGTCGTATAAATATTTATATTAATTGAATACATAATATTTACACATAATTTTATATAATCATAATTTCGGTCACAACCCTACTTATTACCCCATATCTACTCGTCGTATAAACGTCCCTTGCAATAAGTATAATTATATACGTCGTCGTATAATAAGTAAAAAGGCGTGAGGTTGGATTGATGGTCGTATAATACTAATGATATGCATATCCTTTAATATCCTCGTTTGTTCTTTAATATCCTCGTTTGTTCTTTAATATCCTCGTTTGTTCTTTAATATCCTATGTTAAACCATGGGTTTTAAGGGAAATTTTATAATTCGTATTTTCCGACATAAAAAGGACAACCTTTCGGCTGCCCTATCTCTGTTATTCTACTAATTCCAATCACCATAGACCGGTGTATTAGTTGAATTTAAGTCAATTTCTGTGTCGATAAACATTTCGGAAGCGTGTACGTAGCTGCCGTCGCCCGGTAATGAATAGCCATAACCGAACATATATTCCGGGTGAGTGTACCCACTCGTTGTGGCATAGTCGGAGAAGAATAAAGAACCGGCGGGTATTGTCCTCATAAAGTCACCGGAAGTAAAGTATACATTGACGTCTGCGTCGATGTGAAACTCAAGACCATTACCATCGGGGGAATATGCTAAACCTGTTCTTATGCCGAAACTCAATTGGCCCCACGGTATAAAGAACAAATCATAGTTAGACTGCGGGTACCCTGTGGAAAGTTCTGTTGGTTTCGGATTCCCTAGTTCAAAAGTTCCCCATGATGTTCTGAACCTTATAATGTCTTCCCCGTTTGCCGCCACGTCCCTATCTGATTTGTTTATGGTTGTGAATCTTTCCTTTGGGTAGATGTGTCCTATAATCGACGTGTCGTACATACTTTGTACCTCTACAACTTCGCCTGTGTAATTAATTGATAAAAAACCCATATATTAAAAACCTCCGTTTGTCGTGAGGGTTGTACCCTTGTCCAAAAAGTTTCCCTCACAACGATTATTTGTAAGCAACTCTTCGCCACTTACAATAAATAAATATCGTCGCGTTTCTCGTTGTGTTGCGGTGAATATAAAAAGGACAACCTTTCGGCTGCCCTCATTACTGTGCTATTTTATAAGTCGGAATCTTTAAGCATTTTGTATATTGTATTAATTCCCTTATGTGTGATTCTTGTTTGTGGTACGGAATACCTATCCCCGAAGCGTTCCACTACTACCAACAACCCCTCTGTCACATACTTGGTATATGGCTTCCATTGTTGATTCTTACCTTCTAATTTATAAATGAATTTCTTATTTAAAAAAGCGGTGAATTTCCCAAGGGGTACGCCTAACTGTTTTGCCGCGTCGCTGATAAGTGTCGTTCCCTCGTTCTCAATATATGTGTCGTGTGCCGCAACCTTTGGCGCTGCGATTGCAATTTGTTCTTCCTTTGCTGCGATTTCGATTTTAGAATCTTTCATGTTTTGGAAGTATGCAAGTCCTCGTTCGTCCTCTGACATTGACAAGTATTGTTCCAACTTTCCGACCGGCTTTAATTGTTGGGCTTCGTCCATATCAACTAAAAAGTTTTTATACCTCATTGCCTTCTCGCTATGACATTCAAGTGCTAATCTTTTGCTTAACCAAGTTGACATATAAATTGAATTTCTATCGTTCGTGTTTTCTATTTCATCAAGAACGTAGGCTATATCTGAGGTGTGTACTTTGTCCACACCTGTGGACACCCTTATTAAGTTTAGCTTTTGGGTTATTCCTCTATCTGTCCATCTTATTTTTGTGTATCCATTTTGTATCCTTGTTAATCCGCAGCATTTCGCGGTATGTACTAAATTGATTAATGTTTTTCCCTCTGTTGTTTTAACTGATATGTCTTGTCCCTCGAATGTTTCTGTTTTAATATTATTCATCATTTTAAAAAACCACCTTCATATTTATTATTTTAAATCTGTACAATGAATAAATGTCGCGGTGACTATTGTCGTGTTGCGGTGAATATAAAAAGGACAACCTTTCGGCTGCCCTACATTTTCAAGAACCCGAATCCCACCGGCTTGACCTTAATGTCTGCTAGTTCCTCGGTGCTAAAATTATTTATATCTTTTCTATTCTTCGGGAATATGATTTCCGCAAGGTCTACGAATCCCGCTAATTTTTTAATGATACTTTGCTTCGCTTTTTCTCCGGCTGCGTCGTTATCTGTTGCGATAACAATTCGTTTAATACCGGTCATTAGTACAAGGCGCCTTTGTTCTTCTGTTAACGATGAACCACCCATCGCAACCGCAGACTTTCCATTCTGCCATAATGTCAATGCGTCAATCTCACTTTCTACAACGAATACTTCGTCGAATCTTTTTAACTTAACCACAAGCCATAATCCATAAAGGTGATTCTTTATTCTCTGCCCGTGTTCTGCATACCAAAATATTTTGTCCTTAACGCTGCGGTGCTTCCAATTTACAAGTCTACCCTTATAATCTACCCAAGGTATAACTATCGACCGTGTGGCGGGGTCATACCCTATTTGAACCGCCCTTTGTGTTTTGGCGCTAAGTCCTCGGCGTTCCAAGTATGGGTGACTATATGCGAAAGGCTGCAACAATTCCATAGGTAAGAATGTTTTTATCTCCGGTCGAAGTTTTAACTTCAATCCTAATTTTAAATTTTCGACGTCTGCATAGTCTGACGAATAGGTTTCAAGTATGTATTCCTCGGCTTCATCGTAGGTTTCATTCCTAAGATACGCCATTAACTTGATGAAGTTTCCCTTGCCCCATTCGTCGCTGACGCTGCCGGAATCAATCCACACGCCGGATTCTAGGTTACACGCAAAGGACGGGTTCCCCTCGTCCCTAAATGGGGAACAAGCGATTAACTTGTCGCCTGTCCACTTTTCCCTATTCCATGTATATAAACTTAACTCGGTTTCTATATCGACCGGAACTTCTTTCCCTCTCAATAAAACACCCACAATAATTCCCCCTTTTGGATAACTCTTTGAATATTAACTTTCAATTTAAAACATATCTGACGGTTTCGGTTCTTGTATATACCCAAGATTAAAATTGCATATTAGGTCTACCACCTCACCAACCCCCGGTTCTCTCGCTTTTCTTATTGCTACCTTTCCGATTCCGTCGCAAGCGTCGAATGTTAGCACCGTCGCCGCGTCTTGGATTACTGAAATAGTTTCCGAATACTGTTCTAGTGAAGGCGGCTTTACGATTCTAAGACCGGCTTCGTCCTCTTCCTTATTCTCTTTCTCTGCTGCGCCACCTACTTGATGTATTACTAATCCCGCTACGCCGTACCTTCCGAATAACTGACGTAAATTTCTCGACGTATTTGTCATTGCGTTACGGTTTCCGTCCTTCCCTCTATGAACCATAAGGTTGAATCCGTCGATAATAACGAACTTAGTATCCGGATACAATGCAAGGTCGGCTTCTATTACCTCCGGCGTAAGTCCTCCGGGTAAGTCCTCCATGGTTTTAATGATATAACTTGCGTCGTGTACACCCGGTTTGAAGTCCCCTAAATATTTTATATAATTGGATTCCTCGGTCGTGAGTTCTCCACGTTTTAACTCGGAATTATTGAAGTGTCCGTCTAACGTTTCGATTCTCGTTTCCTGTTGGTTCTTGCTTAACTCCGGTGAGTAGTGGAGGACGTCGAAGCCATTTCTCCATGCGTGCTGACCCATATGGGAACCAATCCAAGACTTCCCACGATTCGTAAACGCGGTTAACAATATATAGTCGCCCAACTCCATTCCCCCAAGGTGCTTATTAAGTGTTGGGTACGGATACGGTACATATTGGAGGTTCTTCTTTGATTTCCTAGCGAAATAGTCGGCTTCTCTGTCCTCTCCATTGGTGGCGAAATTGGTACCAACTGAAAAGTCGGTTGATGTGAGTTGAACTATTTTGTCGGCTTCCGATTTTAGCCATGCTGCGAACTTATCCCCGGTCATTGATTGGAACTTCTGCGCCGCTTCCGTTTGCAGCAACTCATACGATTTACGTTTTGCCGTGTCTTGCTTTAATCTTGTGATAATTCCCTTCATGGGTTCATTTACATTCGCTTGATACTCGAATCCCTCGAAGTCTGCCACTATGGTTCTATAGTCCGGTAAGCCGTCGTGGTTTGTGTTGTACTCCATGATGTAATTGAATACCTTGGATTGTGTCGGGAAGTCAATCGCCGATACACCGTATCTATTTAAGTCAATGACCGAACCTTCATCAAGTATTTTCGAAATTAATTGTAATTCAACCATATTAAATCCCCCTCTTTCTGTGGTCTACGCCACCAAACGAAACCGGAATCGTTGCGCCCTCTATTCGTGAAGCGATACGGTCGTCTAATATTGTTACTAGGTCGTCAATAGGTACGTTTGACGTGAATATTGTTGCTAACATTTCATTGTTGCGGTCGTCTATTACCTCATAGAACTCGGACTTGAACGCTTCGGTAGCGTCCCGAACTCCTATGTCGTCCATTACTAACAATGGAACTTTACTCATTAAATCTTTTAATTTATAATAGTTAATCGCTGCGGTATCCTTTAGCGCCAACGTGCCACGGAACATCGAATTGAATGTGTTTTGGAACTTACTAACATTCATAAATAATGCCGGTACATCGTCAAGTCGTGCTTCCTTTTTAACGTCTTGGATAACTCGGGCCGCTATGTACTCATTAATTATTATTGCGGCTGCGGTCGTTTTTCCGTTCCCACAACCCTTCCGATTCGTTTCGCTTGGTGTCCCGTGAAGGTACAATCCGACGCCCTCGTTAACTTGGGCCACTAGGTCACTAATATATAAGTTCAGCTTACGGAACGCCCTCGGATTGGATTCCTCTATCGGTAGGTCTTTCATTAACTTGTTAGCGAATAACTTGGGAATACCGGCAAGACCTAACGCCCCGCCGTTCCCTTTCTCTCCATGTAACTTAATGTAGGGGAAACATAGTTCGCCACATTGCGGCGTACCCGCCTTTTTACATTTTGAAGATAGTAAGCATTTGTTTTCATATGTCATACGGTTAACCCCCTATTTCCTTTTAAAACTCTTAAACTGTGCTTCGTCCTCTGCAATCTCTCTTTGTAGCTGCGCTTCCTCGTCCTCTGTGCGTACTGTTGCGCCGCCTGTTTTCTTGTGGTCGAATACTGAATCAACCCCGCCGGCTGCGTCTTCTCGTTCTTCCTCTGCCTTTGCTGCTGCCTGTGCCTTTGCGATTCTTTCGTCCTCGTCCTTGGTGTCGGTGCTTTCTGCATTTGCTATATCAATACATTTAGGAAATACCCACGTCACAAAGTTCCACAATGTAGGGGCTTCGAATCCGGGCTTCTTAAAAATCTCGTCGTACCTCATAACTAATATATCAATGGCACTAAATACAAGGTCTTTATCTGCATAAACTGAAACAACCTTTTGAGTTATTAACTTTGTAAACTGCGCCCAAGCCGCTTTCGGCATTGGATATTCATACGAATACTTCTCAAAATATAACCTTCTGAATCGTGATATTACGTCCCCGGCTTTGTACCCCAGTGCCTTCGCTTCCCTCTCCTGTGCTTCTGCCGTTACTGCTTCCGCTATATTGTCAACGGTTGGGTATACTGTGTAATGGCTATAGTAAAACGCATTTGCTTGCGATTTCTTTTTCGATACTAGTAAGATTGAGTCGCCCGAAGGTGTTCTGTAGGTTAACAATTTATCAATATATTTCTTAACGCTACGTTCTCCGACCCCCGCCGTGTCTGCAAGTGTTGCTTGTGTAGGATAACAACAACCCTTACTGTCGACATATGTTCCCAATACCATAAATACTTTGAAACTGTTACCGTCTAAATTAGTCAACATTCCTTCGCCTATTAACTCCGTCGTAGTCTGTAAAAATAAATCAAGATTCATAATAGTTAATACCTCCATCGTTTTAATATCGCTTGTGGCATATAGACCGACCGCAACTTATGTCACTACTCTTTAAGTTCTTTAATAATAAATAAGGTTAGATATATAAAGACAAGACTTTGTAGGCAACCTCTGCGTACTATCTAAATGCAATATGCGTATGATATATAATGTCGTCGCATATTATTATTGTTTCGGTATGGCGTATAATCTTTTATAAAAAAAGAACGCCCTCGGTATCACCCGAAGACGTTTGTGTGTTCTATTTCCTTTTAGCAACCTTTGTTATATCGAATAACCCGGCCGCACTTAATCCTAATAATACCCCTTTAAATAATGTCAATTGGATTGTAGCTTCCGGAACGATGAACACCGCCCCAAGCATTCCGGTACCTAATGAAACCAACGGTATAAACTTTTTAGGAACTCCCACACGTTTTAATACTTCGTTAATTGATAGGATTGCCGCAACAATTATTGGTAATGAATATGTCATATAATAACCCCCTTTTATTTATCTTCGTCTTTTGCCTTTTTAGCAACGGCCACTTTGATGTAGTCGACGTCTTCGGTAAGTCTGCCGTACTGTGCCGCTAGTTTCTCGAAATTCTTTGATATATCGTTAATGAAAGTGATAAGCTTATCCTCTCGAAGTTTTGATTCGTCCCTCGACGTCTTGTTCTCCCTCAACTGATACATAAATAGGAATATAAATAGTGCTGCCCATATTCCTTGTGTGTTTGCCATTTCGACTAATGTGCTTTCCACTTCATCGCCCCCTTGTTTAAATTATTATGTCGGTGGAACCACGTCCGGAACTCTCGGAAATAACTTCGGGTCCTCCTGTCCTAATACCCATAAGCCAAGGCCCTTCGCCCCATAGTCGTCGACCGCAATGTTCATTAATGTGTTGAATGTGTCCGCGTCACCTACATATGCAATCGAACACCCTTCGGCGTCACCGACGTATATGTTTGCGAACCATAGCCCCGCGTCAATTAATTTTATTTTAATGTCTGCGGCACCTTGGAACCCCGGGATATTTATTAATTGGAATTGATAGTCTAGCGAAACCCCCGAAGTGTCCGTCCTTGTGTTTGGTTCATTAAGTCCGGAGTATATCAAATAACCCCATTTGTCATAGGAATATCCGGGCCGTTCTAATTCACCAAAGTGAAAAGTCTGCCCTCCAACCTCAACGTCGAACTTCTCCATCGGTTCCCATCTGTCGGTCGATGATATGCCCAAGACGTAAACTCTGACTTTTGAATCATTCGCATATATACCACAAGCGCCGCCGGCGGTTCTTGACAATGTAAGCGGTGTACTTCCGAATACCTGTTTTAAGCCGCCATTTGCACCCATGTAGAAGTAACCTTTTCCCTCGTGCATTATTACCTTTAGACTAAGACGGTCGCCCACAACCACGGAATCGCTTAAACTCTCGGTCGCTAATACTGTCACGTCCGGATATGGATTTTCTAATAATAAATCGACCTCACGGGTTACAAAATTAATAGAAAAGACGTACCCATTGCCCGCGCCGGTAGACCCGAAACGGATTCCCACCTTGGTTCCTTCCTCAACCAATACGTCCGCGGTTACTTGGACGTTACCATTAAACATATGATTGAATATAAGTTGACCGCTGCCGTTTAATGCTGCGGGGTCTGTATAATCAAAGTACGCGTATCCGGTGTAATCGTAGGTGTCTATGTGTGGCGACCAATGGCCCCGTGAAAAGCCGTCGGTGTAACTCCTAACACATTGACCGTCCAAGTATGTCGAACCATTCGAAATGTATGTTCCTTCCGTCCTATAATATGAGGTATCTTCTAACGACGGATTAACGTCCACATAATGCGAATACCTATCTTCCCATAGAATAACGGGCCGCGCTTCCTGTCGTAGTATCTCGGTGGATATTACTAGCGTTTCGGGAATAGCAACGTCGACCTTGTCCTTGTTCTTAAATGGTTTTATATTGACCGGAAGGGTAATGTCCCCGCCGCGAAGATTTTCATTGAATCCACCGCATATTACGAACCCGTAAATCTGCGTGCCGTAGTCGCCTAACTCGCCATTAATAGTAATATTGCAGCCGTCTGCGTCGAACGTATGTGGCCCCAAGTCATACCAATGGGAAGCCTTAAACATATATGGATAGTAGTCCGGAAGACTTTGTCCGCCTAATGTAAACCCTACCCCGTCAATATTGCCACCTAACGTCGATTGACTATATCCGGGAAACGATACAAGGGCAACAACTCGGAACGTTCCTACCCCCGGATTAACGCCATATATTAGACTTCCTTCGGTTTCGTCCTCAAGTGTGCAAGTACCGTCTACATCGTTCACAAGATAATCAACCCTATCGCATTGGTTCCCCGCGAATGATGTTAAAACACCGTTAACGTTTCGGTTGACCGGGTTGGGCGCTGCTGACACTTTTCCCGAGGACGAACTCACGCTTTTAACTATTTGCCTTATATCCGTGAAGCTGCTTTGCTGCGTTTTCGAATATGATGTAATATAATTCTTTGCGTTATATGTTCCGTGGGCTGCCGTTTCCTCCACGATTTGTCCATACTGTGCGCCCCTAAAATCATAAACATGGGGAAGCAATAATTGATTCTTAGATAGTGGGTCTTCGAATCCGCTTTGCATTAAGAACTCTTGATTCTCATATATGATGGTTACCCCGTCTATACCGTAATGGTAGTGGCGCCTTAATCCGTTTTCCCACTCCAATAAATTACGGAATGTAACGGAAGAACCGTGCAAGTTGTCCGGGTCGCTAATTCCCCAACGATTGCCATAACCGGCGCACCCTAAGAATACTTTGTCTATGGTAAGAACTGCTGCGGGATTATTCGCCTTGTCGAAACAATTCGAAGCCCAAGCTGCCACGTCATTAAACCACCACGTCGGAGTTGACGCCCCCGGCGCTGAACCGCCCCAAGCGAAGTCATAACTCATTAATTGTATTTCGTCTATTAGGGCGGCGCCTGTGTCGTCTGTGCTTATAGCGAATAACTCATAATTATGGAATCTGTAATAATAAGGTATTTGAACGCCCCACATTGCGAACGAATTTATTCTAAGTTTTAAATCCCTCGGAGTGCATAGGTCACGTTTTAATAACTTTAAAAACTCGACGTACTTCTCGTCATAAGCCACGGTGGTGACTACTCCGGACAAGGTGGCTTCGACGTCCATTTCGATTCCTTCCCATTGTAGCGGAACCGATTCGGGTATGTATCCGTTGATAACTCTTGACATTGCATATAAGTCGAATATCTTTCCCATTTCATAAATAAATTGTCGTTGTGGGTACCTACCCTCTGCATTGATTACGTCGTTATCAAGGAACGGCTGAACCTTCCCCCACCCGAAACATACTGCTTGCATATACCACTCAATGTCCGGGTATTTTATATTATCCCTTTCATTCTCAAACTTCATATACATTCCTGTGTGCGTTCCATCGGCGTTAAAATATAGGGCGCTTTCACCCCATGAATAATTATAGACTTTACCTTCTGCCGTGACCCCGAACTCGTGTAACCCTATCGAATAAATCTTATGTGAGAATTGTTCTAAGTCTTTATTGTATGCGGCGCTTCCCGCATTTAAAGACCAAGTCAATATTTTTCTATCATCTGACATATAGTGAACCTCCTTCTTGAAAGTTAATATTCAATTAAATTCTAGTTAAATTTTATTTAATTCTAATTAAGTATTAGTTAAATTTGACCGGTGAAATCGTTCGTCTTTTATGTGATAACACGAACGTTCAACCCTTATATTCTCGAACGTCCGTAAGTCCATTGCATAAATTCGGCGGTTCCATAAAATCCAATCCCGACGTCTTTTAAATATGCTATACCCCCGGAAGTGTACGCTATTTTATAGAACTCAATTCGAAACTTTGCCGAACCGCTTGGGGCAAGTAGGAAACGCCTTCGCCCTATATAGAACGGGTTATTATTAATATTGACGAATCGTTCGCCCGCAAGTGGAATAGGTGTACCGTCAACCTCTGCAATTATCGTCGACGCGTGGATTTTTATTTCCGTGTCGGCTGCTGCGCCATCAACCCAAAATTCCCTTGTATACTTATAATGTAGCGGGTGGTTATTAAACAATGATTGGATACCCGAATCGTCCGGGTTGTCCTCCATAATTTTATCGTAAACTCTGCCGCCGGGTTCCAACAATACGCCGGACGCCGTGCTTATTCTGCATAGGTCGAAGTCGTCCTTTGGGTATATCGTAAAGTCAACGCCCGCCGGTAGAATCTCGACGTCCCAATCGTCCGGGTAATAGTTGGGTAGTGTAATAACTTGGTGTCCTCGGCCCATTATGTTATAACATCGTGTATCTAGGTTTAACGTTTGTGCTGCGCTGCCTTCCTCGACATAGGGGTCATTGACCGGAAGTGTCGACGTTTCATCACTTATATTAGTTTGTCGTTTAAGCATTTCTCGCGTGTTAGGAACCCACCCGGTTAATGTGTCCCCGGGTTGGAACTGCATATCTGTAAAGTAGAACGGTGCGTCGTTGTTGTCCTCATCACGGCTGACCGTATCATCGACACATAATACTAGGTCTAAAAATTCTACTTGTTTGGTATCGTCTGACGGATTGACGGTTCCATAATATCTCTTATAATCCTTATTAGGCATTGTCGAAACTCCATCGTATTTCCGAAACATGGCCCACCCATGAACAAGGTATTCCGCCACCTTGGAACATTACATCGGTAAGGTATATCGTTCCGGTATAATCTATCATTTCAAGCGACACGTCTATATAGTCGACCTTCTTCGACGTGTCTGCTGCTACTACTTTACTTAATATGCTGAATGAAGAACTATTCACCGCCATATTATCGCCCCCTTTTTATTCTGTAGTGTCTGCTATTGAAAGGAACTTTTCTTCGGAAGTCCCGTCGACATAATGAACAACCACCTTTAACCCGACGAAGGGTTCCGCTAATGTTCCGCCCCTTGTGATTGTGCCTTCGGTAGCAACTGCCGCCGATATGGTGTAAGAACTACGATTGGATACACCAAACACCCTTTGCGTCAACTGATTTGTTGCGCCATAACTTCCCACGCATTTGTAAGACCAATCGCCGGAATATCCTTGGTTATCTAAACCGAACCCGGTTCCTACTTGCGCCCATTCTGCGCTGCCCTCGTCAAACCTCGTATTTAATAAATAGTTGAATACCGACAATTGCTTCACGTCGGTGGTACTTACTAAATCGGTGGAAGCTAACGTCTGCGCTTTGTCGTCCACCGCCTTACGCATTGCGTCCGACAATAGTTTCTTAGGTTGCGCCAACTCAACGACCGTCTTTTGTGGTTCTCTGACGTTGAACTGACGGCGCATAATACGGGACTTGACTTCTGTGTATAGTAGTTCTTTGTCTACTGTATATACTGTGTCACCTATCTCGAAGCTTTCGTGTTCGTGTCCGCTTAATATTGATAAATCTTGAATAGTAATAACGTAAGCAATCTGCGGTTTGCAGCCGTCGGCAAGAATGAATTCCCCGTCGTCCTTAAGGTTCTGCGGGTATACGTAAGTTTCGTCTTTGAACTGTCCAATCCTCACGCGGTTACGTAGTCCAAGGGTATCAACCCATGTAAAATCCTCTATATACTCAAGGTTATTATTTACGGATTTGACGGTTAAATCACCCTTACCATAAAGGTATAATCTAGTCACTAGGTCATATGTGTTTATGTTTCTTACGATTTTCTTTAGGTTTTTAGCGTAATAGAATCGCACTCCATTGTCCTTCCCGCTTGTTATTACTAAACTAATCTCTTTCGCTTCCTCATTAAAAACAATCTCGCCGCCCCACGTGCTGACTATATCCCGTAAACATTCAAGAACTGACTTCCATTCGGCCTTAAAATCTCGAAGTTTCGTGTCCGGAATCTCACAACGAACTAATGTCCAACCGGTATCGGGTAAGGCTGCATTTAGTACCGTCTGAATTGCCATGTAAGCCGTAACTTGTGTTAAGTCCACGGATATAACCTTGAAGTCCCTTAACTCATAGAAGTACGCTTCACACGTAAATGAAGTGAAGACCTTTCCGTCCTCGCCCCTTTCGTCGATTGCTTCCCGAATTATAAACATTCTAGTACCAATTTTCGCAATCATTTCGACCGGTTCGTCCCCTAGTTCTTTTCTTCTCGGGTCATTGACCGGAAGCTTAAATGTCAAGGTACACGCTTCGTTTATTGTTTCGTCAATGATTATGTCGTAGGCGTTTCGCAACTCTCCGGCGTAAACCATACCGGAAGCCAAGTCCCTAAACATATTTAGAGGTTCACCCGTCAATGCAACCATTTTCGCAATGGCATATCCTAGAATCTGTATCTCGTCGATTACCGGTGTCACCGATGTGTATTGAGTGCTTAACTCTAGCTTGACTTTTATATATCTTTCATTTGAGGATATAATGGTTCCGTCCCCTCGTATCTTTTGGTATGATTCCCACGTGTTACTGTCGCTGCTTGTGCTTGTGTAAATATCAACGGTACACGCCGAAGGATTTGTAAAATTAAGTTGAATCCTTCCATAATTCTCGAACGGAATTCCTAAGTCCATGACCTCACTTTCCCACGTATAAACTCCGGTGGCATATATCCCGGCGTCATTCGCAAGCTGCAACGAACCCGGCGAAGTCCAATAGTCCAACATTTGTTTGTCAATAACCGCATTTCTGTATAATTCCATTTGTTCCGGCGTCCATACTTCCCCGGATTGATATATAAATTCGTCAATGAATCCGTCGAATGAATATTGAAGTCCGGCCCAACTACTTAACATATCGCCCACGGTTAAACTTCTTGTATAACTACCAACCGCCACCGCCGTGCTGCTTAACAACCAACGAACGCCATTGACGTACACTTCGTCTTTATAACTCGCGTTATCGTCGTGTACCCAAACGATATGATATAACGTATCCGCAACGAATAGGTTATTTGTTTGACCGCCGCTTCCATCGGAGTATAAACTTATGCTACCATTGCTGCCATAAAGCCTAAAGTTTAACTGTGCGTTATACATCGCCATATGTATTCCGTAATTACCCCAACCGTCGCCCCTATTGGTCGCTAGTATGTGCCAACCGGATACGTCGGAAGCTGCGGGTTTTACCCACATAGAAACCATTCTTTTCGTGCTACTCGGGAACGCTTGATTCTTCCACCTATAAGCAAAGTTATTAAACGTAGTGGCTTCCCCCCTAACCCCTTCAACGTAAGTTGGTGTCCCTGTTACTACCACACCGCCCAAGTCCTCTGAATTACAATATAAGAACGGTTTAATCGGTACGGCTTCGACCCCGGCTTGAACGAAGTCGGCCTTATTCGTTATTAATGCTTTTTGTACTGCCATTGCTACCACCTCCAAAATTTTAACCTCATAGGCATTACTCTACTTGGTACATATACAATAGGGATTAAACTATCCGGAGTTAATACAACCGTTCAATGATATTAGGACGTAAGAGAAACCGGAGGGGATTCCTTCCGGTTATATTGAAAGTTAATATTCAATTATAGATATGTGTCCCGGTAAACAAGGCTTAAACTTGTTACCCCTCCGGTATTTGCAACGGTGTTTTCACCTTCTGATAAGGCGAAGAAGTCACCGCTTAAATATTGGTACGCCCCGGAAGTTCCCTTCGTGATAGTGGCTTCCTTACAATCCACGACGTATGTTCCCGCTACTGCGGTACTATTAAACGTTAATGTCTGAACAATACCGTCGGCCCTCGTATTAACAACCGTGCCCGCACCGCCACCGTGTACAATAGCGATTATTGGTTGCGATAAGTATGTCCCATTATTAACCGCGGATAAGGTACCACTTCCGGATACTGTGGTTGGTGTTATTGAATACAGAAACGGGTCACTACAAATAAATTGTAAAGTGAATGTTCCCATCGCCCCGATTTGGTCTAATGGTATTTGACTGGTGATTCTCGCATAATATAGCTTGTCGGGTTCATCGTCGAATATTAGAGGCCTAGCCCCCAACCTCGGATTAAGGAATCCAACCAATGTGCGTAACTTTGTCTTTAGGTCTGCGGCACTCGCCGCTATAATTGTACAAGTTGTACCTAATGGCCTTGAACCATATTGAACCCCGAAGTCCCATGCACCGTCTTTCCCCGGTATGGGTTCGAAGTTCTCCCTTAATGGGGGAATCATAGGCACATTTTTACTATTCATAAGAATACTTAATGTGTCGCTATGCGTCCCGTCATATTTAAAACCTATCATCTGAACACCTCCTTTTATGTGACTTCGGGTTTATTATTTACCCCGTGACCGGTCTGCGTTTCGCTGCAAGTCATATAGTTCGTTTGATATTGTTCTCGCGTCGTTTTTATCACTAACGGTCATATTAGCAACTTGAACTAATGGCGCATTGTAGTTTGTGCTTCCGTCGGTTGTGCTACTCTCTCCGCCGCTGCCACTTTTACCGCCTACCATCGACGCGACGTCTACTCTTCCCGCTTGGTAGTTTCCTACCTTTGGAGGGTCGACCTTCATGTCACCGATACCGCTATATGTCTTTTTGATTACATCTACACCCGCAAGCACATTGTCGACAAGTGACGGTGAATGGCGTTTGAACGGATTTAATTCGCCTAAGAACTCTTTGGCCCTCGCAACCTTTTTCTTAATACCTCCGATTAACGAACCAAGTGAACCCATTACGGTTCCTACCAACCCGCTAAATACTCCGGCGATGAACGTTTTAATTCCGCCGAATATACCGAATACGGATTGTGACAATCCGCTGAACCTTCCAAGTATCCGACCGATGAATCCACCTACGCTACGTATAACGGTGCTAAATAATCCGCTGAATAATCTAATAAAGCCGCCTACGAATCCAACAATTACCTTTATGATTTTACCCATAAACCATAATTGAATTAGGTTCCATACTAGCTTAAAAGCTGACTTGGCAAGGTTTTTAATACTGTCCCATAATTTGCCCCATTGACCCGTTAATGCGTAGGAGAATACTTCAATAATACCTTTTATAACCCCAAGCGCGCCACTGATTACGCCCTTGATGTTGTCCCATACTTGCATAATAATTGCTAGGATAAGTGGGAACGCAAACTTAATAATTGCGACAATAAGATTTATGATGGGTTTTAATACTGCCCATATCATTTTCCATGCGTTCGAAGCTGCTGCAAGGAACGTCGGCATAATTTTATTCCACCACGCGGATAAGGCCGCGAATTGTGTTCGGACGAATCCAACGATTGCCGCGATTGCCGGTCGTACAAATGCAAGTATCGCGTTCCATATTGTGATTACCTTCGCGCGGAACTGTTCGTTTGTCTTCCACAAGTGAATAAGCGCCGCAACGAATAATCCTATCCCTAATACGACCAAGGTTATAGGACTAAACAACGCCGCGATTGCGCCACCCACTGCCGATAGAACCGTCATTAAACTCGCGAACCAACCTAGTAAGACCGGAAGGAATCCGACGAATAACAACAACCCACCCACTACCAATAAGAAGGCTGCGGATATTGCTAGTGTGTAACCGATGAACTTTTGCATTGATGGGCTTAAACTCGTAAACCAATTGATTAACTTAGTCAACCACTCGGTTACTTTCCTTATTATGGGAATGAACATCGTCCCGATTACAATTTGCGCCGTTTCGAATGAACCGCCAAGGGCTTCAAGTGAACCGTCCAAGTTGTCCAATTGGTCTGTTGCTACCTTGTCCGCGGTTCCCCCGGCTTTTTCTAGCCCCGCCGTATATTCTGCCAAGCCTTTCGGGTCTTCCATTAACGCCAACATTCCGGACATTGCTTGGGTTCCGAATATTGTTTGTGCTGCGGCTGCCCTTTGAACGTCTGACATACCGGCGAACTTGGTTTTCATACTCCCAAGTATTGACGATAGTGGCTTCATTTTACCGTTTGCGTCTGATATTTTAATCCCGTATTTATCCATGATTGAAGCGGCTGCGTCTGATGGTGCCGCAAGTCCCGCGATTGAAGACCGGAGAACTGTTCCGGCTTGTGACGCGTCAATTCCAACGTCGCCCAACTTTCCGGCTGCTGCTGCAACTGATTCAATCGACCACCCAACGGCTTTCGCTGCCGGTGCTGCGTACTTCATTGTTTCCCCAAGTCCCGCAACCGTGGTGTTTGACGATGTGAACGTCTTTGTTAGTACGTCCGCAACTCTTCCGGATTCGCTTGCTTCTAGTCCAAAGGCACTTAATGCGTTCGACGCTATGTCTGCCGCAACTGCTACTTCTACCCCTCCGGCCGCTGCCATGTTGAGAACTCCGGGCATTGCTGCGATTATCTCTGTGGCGTTGAATCCCGACATTGCTAAGTAATTCATTCCTTCCGACGCTTGTACTGCGCTGAATGAGGTTTCCGCCCCTAGTTGTAACGCCTTCGAACGTAGGTCGTCAAAGTCTTTACCGGTTGCCCCGGATACTGCGCCAACTTGTGACATACCCTTCTCAAACTCTGCCGCCTTTTTGACGGCCTTACCTATTCCATACGCCGCGGCGCCACCAACAACAGCCATAGTCGCGCCTATCTTTTTAAAATCGGCGGAAGTCCTTTGCATTGACGCTTGCGCTTCGCTAAGTCCTTGTCTAAATTCGTCCGTTCTTAACTGTAAATGTGCGATGATATTACCGGCGTTCATTCTCCACCCCCTTTAAATGGACACTCTTATATTAATGTTTTTTTCTTTTCTGCATTTTCTTTCATAACTTTACGAACATTATTCATTTGGTTCTCGGCTTCCTCGTCCATTGTTTCCTTTGTGTAGTAGGCTTCATCGGTGCCGCTGATTTGGCTTTCGAATTGTGATATAAGTTTCTGTGGGTCGTTAACTTTTGGATTGTGCGCTATCGCAAGCAACGTCAAGTTCTTACTAGCTTCACCCTTTCTGATACGGCCTAAATACGGTTCTATATCATCGGGATAAACGTCCTCTAGTATCTGCTTTTTACTCCACCCATAGCAGGACGAAAGGGCATGGATAACGTCGTACAACCATGCCCCATCGTCTTCATTATTGGATTCGCCCGTAATGGTGGGTTTTTTTATTTCTCCATCTTGCGGGTCATTGCGTTTTTTACTGTATTAAATACGTTTTGAAGGTTGTTAATCTCCCATATTGCGTTTAGTAATTCAATTCCGCCTTCTAGTCCGATTGTTGGGTCTTCTGCGATTGTCTTTTTACTCAACCCGGAACCTAACGATATTACATCAACGACTTGTTCCCATGATTCCGCCGCTGCGCCTAAAATTGCATTGATGAATGAACCTTCGTCGTCCTTGTCAATCTTGGACATATCAGTTAATACCTTTGTCGGCATTGTTTTTAATATGAGTAACACCTTTGCATATTTTCCAAGCGGTAACTTACTGATTGTGTATGTATTACCTCCGAACTCTACCTCTTTACTCATAGCAATAATGTTGTTTAATTTCTCTGACATTATGATTCCCCCTTTCTATTTTGTGTTATTTAATTTTCAATACGTATCTAATAAATAAACCCGGAAGCTTTCGCCCCGGGGTCTGTACTTATATTGCCGCAGTATCTCCAATCGCCGCAAGGTAGTTTCCGTCTGATTTTGTTTCGTCGATAAGTGCCACGAATGTAACTTCGTATACTGTCTTTTCATCGAACTTATAGGGAAGTTTTACCTCTCCAACAATAACCGCCTTATATAATGTTATATCAAAAGACGCGTCGCCCACCGGTTTGAATGCCGGGTGTAATGTTAACTCTAACGCACTATCACTCAATTTCTTTCCCGGTGCTGACCCTAGTTCCATTGAAGTAGTACCCACCATTGTTCCTGTCGGCATTGCTATTTTTAATTTATCAAGTGTAATTTCCGCAAGTGTAACTTTAACAGAAACCGCTTCACCTACAAGGACTTTATCCGCCACGGTTTTTCCGTATGCGTCAACCACAATGTCTGTGTATTCCGGTTCATAGCTAAACTCGCACCCACCGTCTGTATGTCCTAAGTCTTCCGTACCGAAAGTTAAAATCTGTCTTCCTATTTGGATATTCGCTAAATCGTTTGCCATAATCTTCTCCCTCCTTTGTCGGCATTGTTTTTAATATGAGTAACACCTTTGCATATTTTCCAAGCGGTAACTTACTGATTGTGTATGTATTACCCCGAACTCTACGTATGTACTCATATCAACAATGTTATTTAATTTCTCTGACATTATGATTCCCCCTTTCTATTTTGTGTTATTTTGTACACTAATTTTCAATACGTATCTAATAAATAAACCCGGAAGCTTTCGCCCGGGAACATTAACTAAATCGCTGCAATATCTCCAATGGCTGCAAGATAATCGCCGTCTTCCTTTAGTTCGTCGATAAGTGCCACGAATGTAACTTCATATACTGTCTTTTCATCAAACTTATATGGAAGTTTTACCTCTCCGATGATTGCCGCTTTATACAATGTGATGTCGAACTCTAAGTCGTCCACCGCTTTAAAAGCCGGGTGCATTACTAATGCTAGTGCGCCGGTGCTTAATTTCTTTCCCGGTGCTGAACCCATTGTCAGCTTTTGTGAAGTAGTACCCACCATTGTTCCTGTCGGCATTGCTATTTTTAATTTATCAAGTGTAATTTCCGCAAGTGTAACTTTAACAGAAACCGCTTCACCTACAAGGATTTTATCCGTCACGGTTTTTCCGTATGCGTCAACCACAATGTCTGTGTATTCCGGTTCATAGCTAAACTCGCACCCACCGTCTGTATGTCCTAACTCAATAGCGCCGTAAGTTAAAATCTGTCTTCCTATTTGGATATTCGCTAAATCGTTTGCCATAGGTTTTTCCCCTCCTTTATGTCCCGTATATCCGGGCGTATTAGTTGACTTCGCTTATAATAGAACTAATCTTTGACTTTACAAGTGAAGTTTAATGAATAAATAGAATTACTGTTCTCGTCCTTACCTATGAATATTGGAATCGCTTGGTCTGCCAAACAAAAGGCGACCCACGTTTCCCCAACGTCAAAGAACTCGGCACCGTTAAGGCCTTCGAATATGTCAAGGGCCAACGTTTCACCCGCTGATTGTTTATGGGTTCTTATTAACACTTGGAAACTAATCTTTTTTATTCTCGGAATACTAGGGTCTACCGTTCCGCCGGTTAACTTTACCGCAGCACAATCAACCTTCGATTCTGCCGGGAACCCATTCGCGTAATATTTATATGGATAGTTCGTCTTTAAGAACCCTACTAAATCCATGATTTTCATAATAAATCCCCCTCTTTTAATACCCCATCGCGGTTCTAACCTCGTCCGCTATGTGTCTATAGAAACTTTCTTCCTCACCTTTTAACGGTCTTTCTAGGTATTTATTTCCGACCGTGTAATTAGTTCCCGACCACCCGGTTGTCCCCGGCTTTGCTAGGGATTGGGCGCCAAGATTATATTCCCCTTCGTGAATCCATAACGCATAATTAAAATCGCCACTGCCGTTACTCTCCGACACGGAATATTCAACCGTTCCGTCGACCTCTCCGACCTTCGTATTTAATGCCGTACTGTGTGACCTCTGCAATACTCCTTTGTCTGTGGGTGCAATCTCTGACGATATACGAACCAACTCGTCAAGACAATCTTGTAGCCCAAGCATTGCGCCGTCGTAAGCCCTACGTTCTGTAAGTACCATATTTTGTAGGAAATCACTTGGGTCGAATGATACTGTCATATTATCCGCCATTAGACCACCACCTTAGTGATTAAAATTACGCCGCCTAAATCCTTTTTAAAATTGATATTTAAAGGGTGTTCAATAACGACGTTTCCGTTTGCTTCTGTAAACTCTAAATTGTCCGCATATCCAATATCTACAAATCCATTAAAATATATGGTACCTTTTCCGATTACCTCTACCCCATTACTGTCGGTTGTCAATACTGTGGAGTTATTTACCCGCGCCTTTATAATATCTACTACGCCCGGGATAGTATCGCCCCAACCATCAAGCCCCGCTGACCTCGTGATTGTGACTTTATCATTTACCGGAATCATACTCGTTCATTCCCATACTCGTCGTAGTATCTCTTGCGAGGAATCGAACCAACCCGTCCACTTACTGATTGACCAATTTTACGCCCTAATATTCCTATAACTTGCGGTGCGATTGTGCGGTCTATTCTAGCAAGTGCGACCTGTATCCCGTCAACCATAAACGATGTGACGCCCTGTTCGGCACGCTTCATCATATCGTCAATTCTTAATAACCATATAGCTTGTTCAAAGATTGCTTCTTCCGGGATAGGTCTATACTCAACGTCGTACTTGTACCCGTAGATACGATATAAAACTTTAGACGCATTATTAACCGCCCTCGTTTTCAACGAATTATCTGCGTCAACCCATGCGTCGTTATTTACAACGAATCCTTCGAAGTATGCGTCTGCCTGTGTTAAATCTAGCAACATAATATCAACCCCTTTTAATTATTTACGTTTTCTAGCTGCTGCTTTTGGTGCCGCTGCTTTTGGTTCTTCGACTTCCGGTTCCTCAACTTTTGGTTCCTCTGCTTTCTTAGCTGCTGCTTTCACAACTTCCAAGCCGAACTCTGCCGCGATTCTTTTGCCAAGTTTTTCGTCCTCGAATGTTCCCAAGCCCTTTCTGAATCTAGTCCCCGCGATTGTTCCCTCATAGTTTGTGTTCGCCGCTTTTAGCTTAACTGACATATTTATTCCCCCTAGTATTTATTATTGAAAGTTGATATTCAACTATATGTTTATAAAAGAAAAGGGTGGCGACGGTCATTAAACCATCAACCACCCAAAGACTACTACGCCTTTATAATTCCTTTAAGTCTAGCCGCTGCTTTCGGATTGAATATTGCAAGTCCGCAGTAAAATTCGATTCTAGTTCTGAATACCGGAAGTGAATCCAATTCGCCTAAATCTCTTACTGAAACTTCTCCGTTTTTTAATCCGGAAACAAACTCTTCCGCGCCGAACTTAATCGCATAGATTGAACCGGTAGAACCTATTGTAGTTCCTTGGTCTTCTGTCATTGGAAGGATACTGTCCTCTACTGTTCTGATTGCAACGTCGCCGAAGTATTCAACGATTCTTCCGAACTCGTCTGTTCCATTCTGTAAGTAATGAGTTGAACTAACTAGGATTTTCTGTACTTCCCTTTTCATTGACTTGGACATAATTAGAACGTCTGCACCACCTTCTACTTTGTCAAGTAATTCGTTAAGTTCGTTAACTCCGATTACTGCGCCGTCCGGTGCCATTTCCATCTCTTGCGCTGAACCGGCAAGTCTGATGTTTATTCCGTCAAACTCTAGTGGGTCTGTAGAAGAATTACCATGGAAAAACTTATTTGTGAATGTTCTCGATAGTGCTTTGGACTTCATGCTTGTTTGGTTAGCCCTAATGTCGTTTATGTTACCTCTAGTCTGAACGATGTATCTGTCAACATCTACGTCACCACCAACGATAACAAGTCCTTCGCTTGCCTGTGTAAGTGTTCCGCCACCTTCAACGTAGGGTTCTCCTACCCCTCTGAACGCAACTGATGGTAATATACCCTCAATATTGTACTTGTATGAGTTACCCGCTATATCCATAAACGGTAGTAATTCTAAGATAGGTGAAGTTCTAGCAAATATTTCAATTACGCCTTTCTGCAATACGTCTGTGGAATATTTTGCTGATTCTAATAATGTTAAAGCCATTTTAAGTCCCCCCTTTAATCCGCTTAGTAGCGGTTATGTTTTATTTTTTAATACTCGAATACGCTGCTTTTAATAGTTCCATTGGTGTCAATTTGCTAGTGTCGGCACTCTGATTACCACTCGGATTCGTAGACCCTCCGATTGCTTTCTCTGAATTATCTTCCTTAACTCCGAATAATCCTTTTGATTCCGCGTTCGTAAGCCATGCAAGTTTTGCTTCCGGTGCCAACTCGGGAATTAATCCTCTGTATTCTTCCGGGATAGTTTCAAGTTTTGCGTCTAACATAACCGTGATAATTCCCTCTAATGATTCAACCCTATCTTTTCCGGTCTTGGATTCGCCTTTGTACTTCTCCAAGTCTGTATTAGATTGATTATAGAGATTTTCAAAGTCACCCGCTTTTTTCTTATCGTCTAATTTTTTAGCTTCATTCTCGCGGTCTTCCGTTTCTTTCAACGTTAGAATGTTATCAAGTTGTGTCTTCATTTCTTTGTACTTGTTATTAATTTCGTCGAATCTAGTTTTAGGAATCATGTTGTCCGCGCCCTTACTGTTTTTCTCGTCTGCGCCTTTCTCACCTTTCTCGTCTGCTTCTTTCTTCTCGGCTGCCGCCGCGTCTGCAACTAATTTGTCCGCTGCTGCTTGTTCTTCTACTGTCATTTTAATTCCCCCTATGTCCTACACTTTTTATCGTGGTTCGTGTCCACGGGACTTCTATTTTAATAAAATCAAAAAATACAAAAAAGGCTTGAAAGTTAATATTCAAACCACCTTCATATACTATAATTATCTGTCGTACTGTTATACAAGCAACTACATAATATTTATTTTACTAGGGTTCCATGATTGTATAATCGTTCCTCATTCATAAACTCGTTAAACTCTTTTACAATCTCCGCCGGTGCGCCATCTAAAAGGTGCCAATTGTCTTTATCATCAACGAAGTATTCACTTGACGCGAAATTCGGTTCACTTCCTATCATTACGATTCCCCCTTATTTTCTAATCTTTTTAAATGCGGCTTCCATATCTGCGCCAACCTTTGCGGCTATTGCACGGGGCTTCGGATTGTGTATATATTCCCCGAAGGCTTCTGCGAAAAACTCCGAACTATTCTTGGCGCCATATCTACTTAATCCGGTCTTTATATCGTCGGTACTTAAACTTCTATAGTGTGTGTCAACTACATCATTACGGTACCCATTCTTAGTAATATAATTATCGACTTGGTGTCCGTACTCATGTGTCATAACTGACGCCGGATTCTCCGTTCCTACCGGGTGCCACGTACTAGCCACGTCACTCGCTACTGAATCCGATAACATCTTGTAGTCCTTTGCGAACTTCTCGTTGAAACATATACCCTCAAGTCGCCCCCATGCGCTGCCTGTGGATTCTGCATATGTGTGTCCGCTGACCTTACGTTTTGTAAGTCCGGAAGCTGCGTGCTTTGCTGCCGCTACTTCGTCGTATCCCATTTTCTCATATATAATCATACGACTTGATAGTCTATCTGCATATTCTGCCGCATTTCTCGCTTGGGAAGTCCCAATAAATTTCGTATCTTTTATAACCTCCGGGAACCTATTCCCCAATGTCTGCAATGTTCTATTCGTTGAGTTCGCAAGTTCTACCGCGTACCCCTTATAATTTATATTATCAATATTAAGATTATCTATCGCCCACGCCGTAGCTTCTTGGTGTGTCTGCGCCATACCTACCCCACTATTTGAATTAGGTGTTGCCGCTGCCTTTTTCTTTCGTGGTTTTGCTGCTGCCTTCGGTGGGACCCCTTTATACACACCCGGAGAATATAGACCCTTATAGTTTTTAGTCTTCGCCGTCTTTGCTGCGGCTTTGGTCGCCTTTTCTGCCTTCGCCTTTACTGCTTCCGGTAGTGTCGCCGGGTCACGTATTGGATTAACTGAGTGCTTACAGTTTGGGTGGAATATCTCGCCGGTCGCTTTTAGCTGCGCATATGACGGGTATCCCGGTGTATTACCGGATAAGGATACAATCGCGCCTTCATGTGCCGCGCAAGCGTCTGTGGCGCCATGGCTTGTGATGATACCCAAGTCAACGCCCCTTTTGTTACTTTCGAATCTTACACCCTCGACATATGCCTGTTGTAACTTAGTACGAACTACCATATCCGAATATGTGTTGAGGTTCCAACGTCTACCGGCTGCGTCTGTGATTCCGACCCAACCGTCTTCCTTTACCCTACGGGATAAACCCCTAAGCGTCAAGCCTTTTTTAATACCCCGAACCATGGTCTTTCTTCCTAGCTGCTGCGCCCCTTTAACTCTCATAGTATCCGCCGTTACCTCTCGTACTACGTCCTTGACGGCCTGTTCTGTGTGTTTCGTAGCAACTAATAAGTCTTGGTATGTATCGGCAATCAACGAATTGATAGTTGATGTTGCCAACATAGAAAAGGAAGCCGCCGAAGCTGCCCCTCTTAATGATTCGGCTTTTAATCCCTGTTGTAATATACTCGCACCGGCGCCCGTCTGCCCGTCGGTGAAAGCCGTTCTAATTGTACGCGTGGCCCATAACCTATTAGTGACGTCTATATCCTTTAGTATATATGTTACTTGGGACATGGTGGAAGACATTTGTTTTGCCCCCACCGTGGTTAAGTCTGCCAAGGACGCCACCCTTCCGGTAACTTCTACCATTGCCTTTTTATAATAGGTATTCAATTTACTTACTTCGCGGCTATACGTTGGGTGTGCCTTGTACATAAACTATTCCCCCTTTACTCTTCTGTTGATTCTGCGGCTGCTACCTCGTCTTCCGCGTCGTCCTCTGTGCCTTCCTCATTCATTAGGTCGCTTTTATTAGTGTCCATTTTGTCCGTTATTTCGTCGTTAAATATCGAAGGGTCTGCGCCTTGATTCGCTTTCGCTTCCTCTGCCATTCTTTTGATTTCTTTATCGGCCTGTTCCTCTGTCAATCCGTCCATTACCATCAATGCTGACTTTTGGGATAATGTAGCCTTCCCGCTGGTTCTTATAGACATAATGTTCGCCTGTTCTAAGTCGTCTTTAGGTAGCCCGTCTTGGAATTTAATTTTCGGTGTGAACGGTTCGAAACCTAACTTCTTAGTTCTCGATTCTTCTAGTGTCTGCGCCAAAAAGATAGTCCATTGAAGCCCCTTGTTATAAAACTGACGCTTACGATTTATTTTCGCTAATAGTGAACTAAGTCGGAATTTAATCGCAAGACCCGAAGACCCGCTTGTTCCCGCGTCGCCGGCGCCAAGTGCAACCTCCGGAATCTCCGCCGTTATCAACAATAGGTCAACAAGTTTTTCAAGTTCTTGGAACGCTGAATTAAGTTGTCCATTCCATGTGAGGTACTCCGGAACGATGTCGTCCTTCCCCATGATTTCGAATACTTTGTCCCTTCCAATATTAAATATCGGATTACCATGTTCGTCTTCGCCAAGGGTTCCCGTAGGTACTGCGATGGCCGGGTCTGCGTGTTTGTCAAGTATATTAGCAATCTGTGTCAACCTCGTATTTATTTCATCGAATAGCGCCATGTGTTCGCTTAAATCGTCGATACCTTCCCATGATTCATCGGTTGAATAGTTTGCAACATGAACAACCAACGGGAATGGAACGCCTGTGTCGACCCTCTCAACCTCGACCTTAAGGGCCGCGGATATTCTCCACGTTTCAATTACATTTTTTCTACTTATAAGGTACGGTTCCATTTCATACTTACTATATTCAATATATCCCGGGTAATGGCTTTCTACATTTAGAACCCATACTTCACCAACGCCCTCAACTTGTACCGATTCGGGGTACGCAATATGGAATACGAATATCTTTGTCGCGTTGCCCGGCATTGTTTCCGGGAATACATATTCCGGATTCTGCGCTTCGATGATAGAACGGAACGGGTCGGCCTTTTTGTTAACCATACCTTCCCACTCTTGGCCCCAACGTACCTTATAGAAACTATCTCCGCGATATGCGTTTCCTAAAGCTGACTTATAATTCAGATGGTCAAGGTCGTTATCGTCGATTAATTTCTCTAGTGCGTCCTGTTCCTTTGAATCGTCGGCCTTTCCCGCGCTATATATTGGGGATTCCCCGAATAATAAATCCGCTGATTTCTTGCAGATTACGCCGGGCAAGTTAACCGATAAATAAAGTAGTTCCTTTCTATCTCCACCAACGCGGTTTTGTACTTCCTTTATGGCTTCGTAATGATTTCCCTTAAATAGCTTTCTGTTTGTTCTGTATTTTTTTATTCTGTCAAGATGTTCATTAGGTGGATACATCGCACCAATTCCAAACAATCCCATAATATGAACCCCCTTTCGTTTTATTTTTAGACAACTTGAGTAACTTTAAAATTATCAAAAGTAACCGTATCATTTTGGAATGTGTATAATCCGCAGTATGTTTTTTCCATGTGTGCTGAATCGTTGGCGCTTATTATTAAGGCGCCATCTAAATAAATGCCAATACTGCTTCCCCTCACTACAACCTTAATGTTGTATGTAGTGCCTATTAAGGGCGTAAAGTTATACGTTCTTATTGGTTCCGGGGAATTACTGTCCACATACTTGAACAACCCTATAGAACTTGCGTTCATTCGAACCATTAATTGATTGGTTAAATCTTTGTGCCTAAAGCATAGACCCGAATACCCTGTAAAGGTAGTATCGGCGGCCAATGTGAAGTCACTTTTTCCGGTGTCAACTACTATAGCACTTATGTCGGCAGCGTCTTGGCATTGCGCTTTATTAGTCGCGATTCCCCATGCCCCGTATACAAGTTTCCACGGTTGCCCTGTGTCTGCATTTCCTAATACCGTATTATCTGCGCGATTAAAATTATCCGAAACCAATGTGCGGATAAAATCATTATGAATAAAAGTCGCCCATGCGGTTGTTATGTCTGTATCCCCCGTGTGTTCTCGGTAGAATCCGCACAGCATATCGCCAAGCGTTCCCTTAAATCCTTGCTTTCTTAGTGCTGCAACCGCCGCGTCATTCATTCCTGCGCTTTGGTTGCCCGCCATAGTTCTCCAATAACCTAAGTCCACTTTGTCATTTACTAATAACGCCCCAAACGGTGCGCCGCTTCTGTTTATATTTTGTGCCATCTAACCCCCTCCGTTTATAAGCCTTGCGGCTTTTTAAAATGTGACCTTTTAGTGCTGCGGCTGCATACATCAACAACCATTTGTAGGCAATCGGGTAAGTCGTCGTGGTGTCCATTGGGAAACTGTTCTAATTGTTCTATTAACAATCGTTGCGTCTTCATAAATAATATTGCGCCGTTCTCGAATAATGGTTCCATCGTTTCGATACGGGATTCCTTATTGCTGCGGCTTGTTACCGGTTTTAGTTTGGTAGCATAATACTTCCGTTTTAAAAGTAGTTCCCTCAACTGACGGTATAAATCGTACTGCGCCGCCACTGTTTCAACCGCGAATATCTTAGGTCGGTACTCCTTAATCTTTGCAGCTGCAACTTGAAGCGCTTCGTGTGCCGGAACCTTTTTCGCCCATGTTTCTACAACGTAAAGAACACCGGACTTTTTATCTCGCCCAATGATAATGATTGCGTTATAATCTGACCGATTGTTTTTTCCCATTGCTATGTCCCATGCCCCAAAATACTCGAAATTTCGTTTTGCGTCCCCTAGTTCAACCTTCGTAAAATACTGAAATAGTTCCGGATTAAATACTTGGGATTCCGGGTCAATAGGATTATTCATAAACTCGGAGTTGAACGCCCTTGTTCCCATGTTCACCTTCTCCGCGATAAGTGCTTCATAATTCCAACGTGTGGCCCATAATACCTTTACGCCCTTATTCATTTCGTCCAAGTTCGCATAATAGAAGTCGTGCGCGACGTCCTTCCTGTCTGCGATTTCCTTGTTCCTAAGAATCTCTTCGAACTGTTCCCACAAGTCGTCCCTGTCCGGTGAAGATACTATTGCAGCATATACACGGGATTCAAAGTCTGACCTATTCAATACGTGAGGTAACAACCCTTCCATGTGAACGATTGTACCCATGTACACGAACGCGGTCTTATCCGGGTCGCCTATTGGGACTACAACCTTATTAAACCAATCAAGATTTTTCACTCTAAGTTCCGGGGTGTTCGTATTCTTTGAGGATTCCAAGTCGTCAAGAACGACCAAGTCCGGTCTGTGTGCGCCGTTTCTTTTACCTCTTAACTGTTTCCCTATTGAGGACGATTCGACCAATATTCCGGTCTTCGTTAAAAAGCTTTCTTGATTATCCTTGTCGTTCGATTGCTTTTGCGGCGCTAAAATGTTCCCGAAGTCCTTTCGAAGTTTCTCGTTAAATTTTAGCTGCAACGCTATCCACTCAAGGAATTTCTTTGACGCGCCATCTGTTTCGGATATAATAAGAATATAATTTCTAAGGTCATATACGATTTGATGTACCGGGAATATGTTACTTAAATAAGCGGACTTCGCGTGTCCTCTAGGGGCTGCGTATCCTACTCTTTTATTTACTTGTGTGTTGGAAACCTCGTCAAGTATATTGCACAAGTCACGGTGAAACTCCGGGGCGTTCTCTGATGTACTGCCTTCCGGAATTAAGTTCCCTTCGTTCTCCGGATTTAAGTCGTCCGAAAAGTATTCGTAGGTGAACCGTAATATATCGCCCTCACAAGATTCGACCCTCTCTAGGGATTCCAACTCTTGAAGGGTTTCATAGTAATTTAATTTATCGTTCGCGTTGCCAACCTTGGCGTCGATAACTTCCTCGTATACTGAACGCATTTCCTGTAATTGTGTTATTCTCGTGTGACGTTTGGGTTGGTCTGACATATCATACCCATAGTCATTAACTACGCCCATGGCGCCCACCTCCTTAATGTTAATGTCTTTGAAAGTTATCCTTCAATAAATAACTAAATAAAAAAGCTGCGAAATATCGCAACTGTTTCATAAATTAACATTATGGTGTGGTGGTTTTTTACAAGTACCGCCCTCCCATTTAGACTATTAGTACAACCATTATTATATTGAATACCGCTAGTATAGTGGCGGCCTTAATATATAAAATATCGGATTCATTATTCATAGGTAGTCCCTCGCGTTATGCTGACAATACTGCCTTCGTCGTCTATCTCCGAAAGTGATACCGCAACGCTTACGGACGACTTGTCACACTCCGAAGTATCGAACTCGTCGTGTAGCATTTCTTCGACGTCCTCAACCATGCGTTCCACGCCCTCTTGTCTGTCCTCAACTGCGAACCCCTCCATTATCTCCGGCTTGATTTCGTTCTGTACTAATATTGATACTACTAATTGACCTTTCATATAAAACCCCTCCTAGTTGAACCTAAAATGTTCCCTATCCTCGATATAGTCGTTCAAGTCGACAACCTCTTCTTCCTTGTCCTCAAGGTCTGATTCTAAGTCGTAGATTTTGTAGTCCTTTTCGTCGATGGCTTCTTCTAACTCATTAACTAACTCGGATAAGTATTTGATTTCCTGTCTAAGTTTCTTACGGTTTTTAATTCTCAACCTTCCGCCCCCTTTGTGTGGTTATACTATATAAATATCGGGGCTTAAGGCTTATTGTTGCGGGGTTTATGTGAATAGTATTAATTTTAGGTGAGGGCGTATAAGTGCGGTCTGCCTATGGGTGTGTGTGATACTTCGCGGGGTTGGGTGGTGTGATTGTATGGGCAAAAAGAAAAGCGCTTAAAACGCCACTAGGGACGCCTTAAACGCTATGTGTATATTTTATTTAAACTCTATGCCTTCAATAACCTTTGTAAGTTCTTCCTTACTCGGTGTGGTGTAAATCCTCGTGGTGTTTATATTGCTATGGCCCGCAAGTTCTGCGACTAACTGAATCTTTCCGGTGGCGTCTGCTATCTGTTTACAATAAGTATGTCGTAATGTGTGTGGTGAGAACTCAACCCCGGACAACTTCGAAAGGTTTTGGGTTAGGTGCTGAACCCCTCTTTCACTAAACTTCATATTAGTAGTGTTGTTCCGTTCGGCCACGAATACATAAGAATCTTTAGGTAGGTGCAATTCTTCATCGACGGCCCCGCCGAAACTTAATGAACCTCTAACGGCCGCCATCGTTCCCTCGGTGATTGGGACTTGTCTAAACTTCCCACCCTTACCGTCACGAACTGTAAGAACGCCGGTTGTGAAGTCGATGTCGCCTACTCTAAGGTCGGTCAATTCTTTTACACGTAAACCACAATTTACAAGAACCAATATAATGGCGCGGTTCCTTGCGATTCTATCCGGAGTGATTCGGTATAGTTGGGGGATTGATTCGATTATTTTGTCTACCTCTTCGCGCTTCAACCATTTAACTGCGCCTTGATTACCCCCTTGCACTTTTTTCATTGTTATATTATTGCCGTATTTAGTAGTGATATACTTATCCTCATATAGAAACTCGAAGAATTTACGTATTGATATGATACGTCGGTTTGTTGTGGTGGGTGCATACTTCGGTGACTTCTTAATACTCGTCGCGAACTGAACGAATGATTGTCCGGCGGATTCTAATATCGTGCTATCTTTTAAGATAAGGTCTTTCTTTTTATCTAGCCAAGCGACGAACCCACGTAAGTCTGCAATATAGTTTTTTATAGTTATTTCGCTTTTACCTTCTTCAATTAAAGCTGCTTCGAATAGTTTCATTGCTTCCGGTAGTGTGGTCTTTTTTATGTTGGGCTTGCGTGTCCTTTTCTTGGGGAACGGTGTATATTCTGTGTTATCCGTTTGCTTTTTCATAATGAATACTTCCCTTCAAACTGTATTATACTACTATTAGGTGTCGTGTCGCAATCGCCTTGTCGTATAATAACAACTATAAACCATTTGTTTGTGATTGTCAATATCTTTTTGTTCGACACTATTCGACTTTACAACTTATTTAAAAGTTTGGCGCATTGCAAGCGGTACTCCTTATGGTGAAGGGGAACGTTGGGGGCTGCTTACAATATAGTCATTTATAAATTGTTTATGTGATAGTCGTCTTTTATTATATATAGTTTAATACAAGTCGTCTATCACTAAGGCCCTACCGCCCTTTCGGTTGGTGCTACCGCGGGGAAGCATTGGAAGGTGAATCTTTCCAACCCCTCCCCTTGGTGTTTCCTTGATTGCCGCCTTAAACCTTTTCGATTTTCTCTATTATTTATATTATTTACTTGACATTTGGTTTATCGTTTGGTTTTCTAAATGTTCCGGGAAGAAAGGAACGGAAGCGAAACTCCCTCCCTCCCTAATCTTTGAATTACAATAATGTAACTCTAAGAACTAAGAAGGTGATTTGTTCCGTACAAGTTAAGTACATCGCTTCACACCGCTATTACTAGCTAATCATTCAAGAATTTTCATTCTAACTCACTCATTCAATGCCTTGCATTAAGTTTCTGATTACTCCCTCTCGCATTGCTGCGAACATATATCCAACCGTATAATGAGATTTTTTGTCCCCTCCACGACTGCCAACTAATCGCTTCACCGGGGGCGTATATCCCTCTAACGAATATCGAATACGATATTAAGTCCTAACTAGCGTCAATATTTCCTAATCGTATGAGGTGTATTTTAAGAGTAGCACCTTCACCACTCGCCTTAATTGCGGACTTTCCTATCATTCGATTGTACTGCTTGTCCCTATAATTTCATGTACATTTTAAAAATGGACAAAATAAAAGCCTTCCCAAGTGAAATACATTCACTCAAAAAGGTTGCGGGATTCTGCTATTGTGGTATAATGGTGTCAATAGCAAATTCTTCGACGGTCTTTAAGTGTGTTCAGACACTTACTGAATCGGCTTACCGGTTAGTTTGACGACTAACCGATATGCGCGAAGGATTTTTATTTAGTTATTTATCTATTATATTACAACATAACTTTCCATTAAGCAAACTAATTCTCATATCTGTTATACATTTCTACTTATTGAATATTAACTTTCAACAATATTCTAATTATTCTCTTTCCAATCCCATGATTCACAATTCGTATTATTCATTATGTAGTCGAACACCGGCGCCTTCTTAACCTTCATAACATTGACCGCGTATCCGTTTCCCCTTAAATCTCTAATAGCGTCCTTTTTAGTTCTTTGGTATATCTCAACGATTATCTTTTTGTTGTCGTTAAACTTATCTGTTACGATTGCCTTGTATGCTATGTGTTTTAGTTCGATTCTCATTTCTTCAATTTCTGTTAATTGTGTATTCATTATTAAAACCGCCTTTCGTTTATCTCAATTTAATATTTATTATTACGATTGTGCTTCGATTGTGGTTCGGTGGGCTGCGGTGCGTTGTTTGTGTGGGTGTTCGTAGTTCGTCGTATATGTGAATCTAAGTTCTATTATACGCCTTCTTATTCAAAAGTAAAGACATTTATTATATATTTTTTATTGACGGTTAATTGTAAATATACGTAAGTTGGGGAATCTATCGTTATGTGATGGAACGGTGGGAAGTGAGGGAAGTGAGGGAAGTGAGGGGAAGTGCTGGGTGACGTTGTGGAACGTTGGTGGGG